CGGTGCCCGCGGCCCGGCGCTGGTCAAGGTCACTACGACCATCGGGGCGACCCCGACCTGCACCTACGCGATCGAGTGTTCGCCGGACGGGACCAACTGGTTCCCTGCCCCGTACGCGGATTCGGCGACCCCGACCACGATCAGCGTGGCGACCTTCGTGGTGACGACCGCGACGACCCTCTACAAGATCCTGATCACGGACATGCCGTGGCGGTACGTCCGGATGACCTACAGCGCCAACACGAACGTGACCAACACCTGCGACGTCTGGACCTTCGCATGAGCTACGAACCGATCCCCTATCAGGCCCCGGCTCAGGTGGTCGAGGCGCTGAAGCAGGAACGCGCGAACTGCGTGGCGTACGGCAACACCACGCGCGTCGCGAAGATCGACCGGCAGCTGGCCGAGCTCGGCGTGAAGCAGGAGGCCGCCGAGAAGCGTGCCGCCGCGGCTGAGGAGACGCCCGATGCGCGGTCGTCGGTGCCGCAGGGCCGTCGCGCCCGGCCCGGCACCGAAGCCACCACTGCTGCCGAATCGAAGACCGAGGCGTGAGCGTGCCAGCGCCTGAGGAGTTCACGGGCTGGCGGGTGCTGGACCCGGACGGGAATGTGATCGCGTCGGATCCGAGGCCGATCGTGATGGAAGCGACCAGCGACCTGGCGGAGGCTATCGAGGCTGCCGCGACTGAGGATGGAGAGGTCTGATGGCGGCGATTGATCAGGCGATGGCGTCGAAGATGCTGAACGCGACGACCCCGGTTGGTGCGGCTGGGGTGCCGGGTACGTGGACGGCGTTGGGTGCTGGCGCGATGAAGATCCGCCTCGCGTCGACTGCATCCTCGGCGAGCGCGGCCGGGACGGAGCTGACGGGTACCGGGTACACGCCGGGCGGGCAGGCGCTGTCCACGCAGTCGACGGCCAGCTCGGCGGGCAGCAACGTGACCTTGCCTGCGACGACGGCGCTCTCGTGGACGAACTCCTCGGGTGGCGCGTGGTCGATCGTGTCGCCGGACCTGATGGACTCGGCCGGGCTGCGGACGTGGTTCGGCAGCTTCAACGGTCAGCCGATCAGCATTGCGAACGGCAACACGTTCCAGATCGGCGTCAACGCCATCGTCATCGGGCTGTCCTGATGGCTGTCCTGGCGGCCGATCAGGTCGATTTCGTGATGGGCGACTCGCGGACTGACATGACGGGCCTGTTCGCGGTGAAGCGGGTCAACACGGCGGACACCCTGGACGTGTCGCAGTGGTTCAAGTCCGCGAAGCTGGCGATAGTGCTGTGGACGACTACAGCGAAGGCGGACAAGCTCGCGGCTCCGGCCGGGAACGTGGTCACGTTCTCGACGACGGGCCTGTCCGATGACGCGGGCTGGCTGCTGGTCTGGGGTGCGCGGGCATGAGCCGCCAGTATTGGGTAGCGCCGCTACCGCCGTTCCACATCGCGGACGGCACCGCGCTGGCGAACAGTACGACGCTGACGGACATCAGCTCGACGCCGCCCATCGTGATCCCGGCGAACATGCTGGAGATCGGCTCCGAGGTCGAGGTGACCGCGTTCGGGCAGTTCTCGACCACGGGCACGCCGACGCTTCTGCTCGGCGTGTACTACGGCCTGGTCGCCGGGGTGGCTCTGGCTGCGACGGCCGCGACGACGACCGGGTCGGCGGCGGCGGCGTGGCCGTGGATGCTGACCTACCGGGGTGTGGTCCGGGCGGTGGGCACGTCCGGGTCGATCAACGGTCAGGGCCGGGTCAACTTCGGCACGTCGCTGACGGCGTCGAGCACGGTGCACATGCCGGCGACGGCTGCGGCGCGGACGGTCACGATCGACACGACCGCGGCCAAGGCCATCTCGATCGGCGCGCAGTGGGGGACAGCCAACGCCAGCAACACGATCACCTGTAACGACATCAGCGTGAAGCTGATCACCTGATCCCGGCCCGCTTGCTGGACGGTCTGCGGGAGGGGTGAGTCGTGGCTGTCGCAGTCGATACCGTCTCGCCGGGTGCGACCGCCGCGAACGTCGCTGGTGTCGCGTCGTCGTTGACGTTCGCTGCGACCAGCTCGGGCGCAAACAAGTACCTGGTCGTCAGCTTCGCTGTCGGCACGTCGCCGGACGGCGCGGTGACCGTGTCCTCGGTGACCTACGCCGGGACGGCGATGTCGCCGCTGGGTCTGCGGCACACCTTCGACGGCACCGCGGGTTACGTGGCGATGTACGGGCTCGTGGCGCCCGCTGCCAGCGGGAACGTCGTCATCACCCTGTCGACGACCTCGGCGAACGGGATCATCGGCGCGGCGACCTCCCTGACCGGGGTCGACCAGACAACCCCGGTCGGGACGCCGGTCACGAGCATCTCCGACACGGGCACCGTCACCGATGCGGTGACCACGGCCAGCAGCGCCAGCGTCGTCGTCGACTGCGTTGCCACCGGCAGCTTCGTCTCCAGCTCGACGCAGACGCTCCGCTCGCTGCTGAACGGCAACACGGCGACAGCGGCCGGCAACTACGCCGCGGCGACGGCGGCGGGCACCGGCGGCTCCGTGTCGATGGGCTACTCGGTGACCGTCGACTGGTCGGCGATGGTCGCGGTCGAGGTCCTGCCTGCCGGTGCCGCCGCTGCCGATCCGGGGCCTACGGCCGGGGTGCAGATGCCGCCCGGTTCCCGCGGCCGCGGCCCGGGCCACTTCACCCCGTGGATGGGTACCGGCTCGGATCTGACGGCCACGATCCAGGGCTCGGCCACCTTGACCGGCACCGGAACTCTGACGGCCGCGGCGACGACAGCGGCCGGTTCCACGGCAACTGGTGCCGGGACCCTCGCGGCGACCGCGACAACGGTCACCGGCGTAGCTGTGGCTGGCGTGGGGACGCTGGGCCCGGTCCCTGCGACTGTCCGGACCGGCGGCACCCTGACGGGCGCTGGGACGCTCACAGGCTCGGCCACGATCGGTGGCACTGCAACCCTGGCGGGTGCCGGAACCCTGACCGGGACGGCGACGACCCGGACCGGCGCGACGCTCACTGGTGCCGGGACCGTCACGGCTGCCGCGACCCAGGCGGCGGGCTCGGCCATCACCGGGACAGGAACCGTCGCGGCGCTCGCCACCACCAGCGCCGGGGCCACCATCACCAGTGCTGGGATGCTCACCGCGACCGGGACGAACTCGGGCTCGGCCAGCGCCACCTTGACCGGCGCCGGGACTATGACGGCGACCGCCACGGTGATCGTCGGCGCGACCCTGACCGGCGCCGGCACCGTCACCGCGCTGGCCACGACCCGAACAGGTGCCGCGCTCGCGGCCGCAGGCACCCTGACCGCTGCGGCAACCACGAGGGCTGGGGCTTCCCTGGCTGGAGCGGGCACCGTTACGGCGACAGCGACGACCAGTGCTGGTGCCGCCTTGGCTGGGGCCGGTGTGCTGACCGCGGTCGGAACCGTCGCGGGCGCCACGTCCTACGGGACCTCGGCACCGACGGCAGGCGCTGCACCGGCCAGCGGCACGCAGTCCGGCACCGCACCGACATCGAAGACGGGAGGCTGAGGATGCCCAGGTACGCCGTCGGCGCGCAGGTCCCGCTTCCATTCACCGTCAAGAACGAACTCGGCGTCCTGGTCGACGCCGCTACCCAGGTCATCACCGTCGTCCAGCCGGACGGGACACCAGCCACCCCGACCGTCACACATCCGGGGCTCGGCACCTACATTGCCTACTTCACTGTCACCCAGCCGGGCTGGCATTCCTGGTCCGCGGCGACGACCAGCCCGACCACAATCACCCCACCGGATGCGTTCACCGCGGGCGCTGTCACCGACGCGCCGCTGGTCGGGCTCGCGGACCTGCGGGAGTTCCTGCGGACCTCCAGCACGATCACCGACGCGCAGTTACTCACCTTCGGTCAGGACAGCACCGACGCGGTCGAGCGGTACACGCAACGCCACTGGCGCAGGGCGACCGTCGTCGAGAAGCACAATGGCGGGAAGACCGCGATTATCCTGCGGGAAGCACCGCTGATCTCCGTGACGACCGTGGTCGAGAACGGCGTCACGCTCACGGCCAGCGACTACACGCCAGACACGAACTCCGGGATCGTGTTCCGCGGCCAGCAGCAGGCCGTGTTCCCCTGGCTGTGGGGCTGGCAGAACATCACCATCACCTACTTGGTCGGCCCGGCCGGGGGGATTGTCCCGGACAATCTGCTCCTCGGAGTCAAGGAACACGTCCGGGCACTCTGGGACTCCCAGCGCGGCGGGTCCGGCCTGCCGGGGCAGCAGGCCGGCGAACAGCAGTGGGTCGAACGCAACGGGGTGTTCATCACCCCGCGGGTCGCGTCCCTGTGGGATCCGTACGTCGGCCCGGGCGGGATGGCCTGACGTGGCCACCGCGTTCGCGACGGTCACCGACACCCTGCTGGCCGTCTGGACGACGCTCCCGGGACTGGCTGGGGTGCGGGTGTTCGACGGTGTCCCGGTCGGTGACGAGGCCGAGGCCCTGGGCGAGTTCGTGCTGGTCGGTCATGACGGGGACCCGGAGTCGGCACCTGAGATCACGGTCGTCCAGGAGTGGGTGGACCTGGCGTGTACCCGGCGGGCGGAGACGGGGACGATCCCGTGCGCGGTGGTCGTCCAGTCCGGGGACACGGACCTGGCCGCACGAAGGGGCCGGGCGCAGGTGCTCGTGTCGGCGCTGGCCGACAGCATCGTCACGGACATGACCCTCGGCGGGGTCGTCGATTCGGTGTTGCTGCTGTCCGGGTCGGCGAGGCAACTGCAGACCGAGCAGGGCACAGCCGTCGTGCTCCCGTTCGACATCACCTACCGAACCACCGTCTAAGGAGAACCGATGGCGCTTGGCGCAATGCAGCAGATCGTGGCGGCCGGGCTGACGCCGGTCTACGCGGTCCCGCTCGCGACCGAACAGATCGTCCCCAACGACGACATGTTCTTGCATGTGAAGAACGCGAACGCGGGGGCGTGCGTGGTCACCCTGACCGACCCGGGGTTGACTCCGTCAGGGTCGGCGGCGACGAACCCGACGGTGTCGGTTCCGGCGACGACGGGGGACAAGATGATCCCGATCCCGGCGACCCTGACCAGCCCGTCCACGGGCACGATCCAGGTCGCGTTCTCCGTGCAGACGTCCGTGTCCGTCGCGCTGCTGAGGATGTGACCGGCGATGGACTGGGTCTACCTCGCACACAAGGAGACCGGCGGCAGGATGCAGGCGCCGGACGAACCGGGCGTCGTCGAGTGGTACGCGGCCCGAGGCTGGGCCAAGACCGACGCCCCGGCCGACGCGGTGTTCGTGCCCAAGGTGGCGACCGCGAACACGGACGAGTGGGTGACCCTCGAGCACCCGGGGATCGGCGCGACGCACGAGTTCCCGAACAACCCGGAGGCGCTGGCCGGAGCGATGGAAGCCGGCTGGTCCTACATCGAGGCCGACGTTCCCCCCGAGCCCGAGCCGGCACCTGCCCCGAAGTCCAGCAAGGCCAAGGCCGACGTCCCGCCGGCCACTGACGACCAGCCGAAGGAGTGACACACAGTGGCCGACAGCAACACTGATGGCAGGACCAAGGTCTACTCGGTCCCTTCCATTTCGAACATCGCAGCGCCGACCGTCGCCGAACTCAACGCGGGTGTCCAGCTGGATGGGCTGATCACCCCGGACGGGTTGAAGGGTTTCGAGCCGGACACCGGCGACGTCGACAACAGCAAGCTCAACAGCACCTTCTCGACTGTCTCGGCGGGTCGGGCCAGCTTCTCCGGGACGAGCCTGACGCTGATCAAGCAGACCGGCACCGACACCGTCTACAACACGTTGGTCTACGCGTTCGCGACCAACATCGTCATCCGCCGCGACGTCACCTCCACCACCGCCTGGACGACCGGCGACAAGATCGAGGTGTACCCCGTGCAGTGCGGTGAGGTTCGCAACCTCGCGCCGGCCGCGAACGAGGTCCACAAGTACGAGATCCTGACGAAGATCACGAGCCAGCCGAACCTGCGTGCCACCGTCGCCTGAGGAGATCGAGGAGTGGGCCGTCCTGTACGGCAAGGACGGCCAGCTCAGCCTCGAGATGGACACCGCCCGCGCGTGGGGTGTGTCCTGGCGCCGGTTCCACGGCTGGGAGCCGGCGCGGACCACGGTCTACGAGTACGACGACGCGGGTCGTCTCGTCAGGTCCGTGACCACGGTCGAGCCGGAATGGGATGGCCCGGAGCGGCGTGCAGCGATGGCGCTGCTGGTGTTCGAGTCGGGCCTGTGCCCGGGCTGCAGGCAGCCGCTCGCTGAGACGACGAGGCCTGAGCGTGAGTTCGCGTACAAGGCGGGGCAGGCGATCCGCTGCCACCGCTGCACGGCGATGGAGCAGGCGCACGCCAAGTACGAGAACGCGCCGGCCCCGGGTGCGTTGCTGATCCCGATCGTCACGAGCGGGGGATGAGCATGGACGGCGCGCAGCAGATGGCAGCCGTGGCGAAGGCCGTGACGGATGCCGCCGACCGGACCCTGCGGCGCGAGATGCTGCGTGGCCTGCGGAAGGCTGCGCAGCCGGCGGCGGCGGCAGTTGCACCGAGCGCGCTGCGGACGTTGCCGAAACGGGGCGGGCTGGCCGCCTATGTGGCGTCCGGGAGGGTCACCGTCCGGACCCGGCTGGCTGGCAGGTCGCCCGGGGTGCGTATCGCCGACGTGCGGACCAAGACCGGCGGGAAGGTCGCCCTCATCAAGATCGATGAGGGGAAGCTGAGGCACCCGATCCGCCAGCGGAAGGTCGAGAGGGCCCGAGGGCGCAAGCCGATCTGGGTTTCCCAGAACGTCACACCCGGGTTCTTCACCAAGCCGATGCAGACCGCCGCACCGTTGGCCCGCCACGAGCTGAAGAAGGTCCTTGATCAGACGGCGGAGAAGATCGCCGCGTCAGCCCGCTAGTGCTTCCAGGGCCTGACCAGCGCCAGTACGAGCCCTGTGATCGCGGCGGCCAGCACGACGGGGACCAGAAGCAGCATCCACGGTTCCATCTGTACCCACTCCATTGATCGGCGACGGCGGCCTGCCTGACCGGGCCGCCGTCGCTGCACATCCACGGTCAGGATAGGTCAGGGAGATGTGATGGCGGGTCGACTTAAGGTCACCTACCTGGACGGGACCACCGGGTCCGTCCACGTCCCGGCGATCGCGCAGGTTCTCACCGAGCGCGAATACCCGGGTACGGCCGGTGCGAACACCCTCGAATCGGCGTTCTACCTGGCGTTCGCGTCGCTGCGTGAATCGGGCCAGGTCATGATCGGGTTCGAGGATTGGCTGCGGACCGTGGATGACATGGAGCGCGACGAACCCGACGCGTCAGCCGTCGAGCAGATCTGACGGACAGGAGGTCTCCCGGTGGCTTCCACGACCCTGACGTTCGACCTGATCGTCCAGGACGGCAAGGCGACCGGGACCCTGCGGAACGTCGGCCGCGAGTTCGACAACGTCGGCAAGAAGGCAGCCGCGTCATCGCAGGCGATGAAGTCGATCGGCACGACCATGGCCGGTGCCGGCCTAGCTCTGGCCGCCGGGATCGGCGTCGCGGTCATGAAGTTCGCCGCGTTCGACAAGCAGATGTCCGCCGTGCAGGCCGCCTCGGGCGCGAACGTCGCGACGATGGCGAAGCTGCGCGCCGCAGCGATCAAGGCCGGGGCGGACACCAGCTTCTCCGCATCAGAGGCGGCGCAGGCCGAGACCGAGCTGGCGAAGGCCGGCCTGTCCACGTCGGCGATCATGGGTGGGGCTCTGCGGGGAAGCCTCGACCTGGCCGCCGCCGGGCAGATCGGCCTGGCGGATGCGGCGAACCTGTCCGGCCAGGCAATGAAGATCTTCAACCTGACCGGTAAGGACGTCCCCCACATCGCGGACGTCATGACGGCCGGGGCGAACAAGTCGGCGGCGTCCGTCCAGGACCTCTCGGAGGCGTTGAAGCAGTCCGGCCTGGTCGCCGCGCAGACCGGCCTCGGTCTCGAAGACACCGTCGGTGTGCTGTCCGCGTTCGCCGACAACGCGCTGATCGGGTCGGACGCGGGCACATCGTTCAAGACGATGCTGCAGCGGCTGAACCCGACGTCGGTAGCCGCGTCGAATGCGATGAAGTCCCTCGGGATCAACGCCTACGACTCGCAGGGCAAGTTCATCGGCATCACCGCCGTCGCCGGTGAACTCCACGCATCCCTGGGGGAGCTATCGGCTGCGCAGCGGAACGCAGCACTGGCCACGATCTTCGGGTCGGACGCGATCCGTGCCGCTACCGTCCTGTACAACCTGGGCGCCGACGGTACGAAGAAGTACATCGACCAGGTCAACGACACGGGCATCGCGTCCCGGACCGCCGGGACGCTGCTGGACAACTTGTCCGGCGACCTGGAGAAGCTCCGCGGGTCCATCGAGACCGCCCTGATCCAGGAGGGATCCGCCGGGAACGGGGCCCTGCGCGGACTCGCGCAGGGCGCTACTGGCGCGGTGAACGCGTTCACCTCGATGCCGGCGCCGCTGCAGAAGGCGACGTTCATGCTCGGCGGTGCAGCTGCCGTGGCGCTCACTCTGGGCGGCGGGATCCTCTACACCATCGGCAAGGTCGCCGACTTCCGGAAGAACCTGGAGACCCTGAACATCTCAGGGTCGAAGGTCAAGGGAACCCTCGCCGGGATCGGGAAGGCCGCCGGTCTCGCGGCCGGCGCATTGGCCGCCGCCGCCGCGATCAACGCGCTCGTGACCGCCGGGGACGCTGCTACCGCGTCACTGGAGAAGACGACGTCGGCACTGCTGGACCTGCGGGACCAGAAAACCCTCGCCAGCCTCGATGAGCTGTTCAAAAAGACCAGCAACTACGGCGAGGACAACGTCAAGGGATTCACCGACGCACTGAAGCGGCTGACCGACCCGGACCTGAACTCCCAGCTGAACAAGCTGTCCGAGACCATCTCGTTCGGTGCCGTGCAATCCGGCCAGGGCAAGCTGGAAGACCAGTTCAAGCGGACCGGCGAAGCACTCGCGGCGATGGTCCAGAGCGGCAACGCCGCACAGGCCGCGACCATCTTCCACGAGCTGCAGCAGAAGGCCGCCGGCGTCGGCGTCTCGGTGGACAAGCTGAACTCGCTGATGCCCGCCTACTCCGACGCGCTCGCCGGCGTGTCGAACGAGCAGAGGACAACCGCGTCGACTGCCGGTGCCGCCTCTGACGGGATGGTCGCCACAGCCGAGGCGGCGAACCGGGCAGAGAAGGCTCAGAAGGCACTGAAGGACTCCCTCGACGCGACGAACAACGCTTTCCTGAAGGGCCAGAACACCGACTCGGACTATTTCGCGTCCCTCGACGACGTCACCGCCGCGCTGAAGGAGAACGGCCGGGCCGTCACCAAGAACCGGGACGCGTTCAATCTGCGCACCGCAGCAGGCCGAGCCGACGCGCAGGCGCTCCGCGGGGAGGCGTCCGCACTGCTCGACTACGTCGGCGAGCTGGTCGACGCGCAGGGAGTCCCGATGAAGGGATTCCAGCAGCGGCTTGCGGGCACCCGCGCACAGCTGATAGAGGATGCCGAGAAGCTGGGCCTGTCGAAGACGGCGGCCAGGAGGTATGCCGACCAGATCCTGGCGGTCCCGACGAAGCTGGCGACGCAGGTCGCCGCACCTGGGTTGGCCGCTGCCCGTGCGCAGATGCAGGGTCTGAAGCGGGACATCCTGCACATCAACGGGAAGACGGTCACGTTGACGATCAACGCGGCTGGCGGGTTCACGTCCCGGGTGGTCGACGCTTACGGTCGGCAGCTGTCGCTGGCTCGCGGGCAGGCGTCGGGTGGTCGGATTCCCGGCCCGCCGTCGAGTCGGGACAACGTCCTGTGGCCGATGGCCCGGGGCGGCAGGTTGCAGCCGCTGGCTGGCGGCGAGTACATCGTGAACGCCGCGAGCACGAGCAGGAACCTTCCGTTGCTGGAGGCCATCAACCGCGGGATGGCGATGGGCGGCTACCTCGATGTCCGATCCCGGGTGTCCGGGCCACCGGCGGGCTCCTACGCCAGGTTCGGGAACGCCGCGGCGCTGGCTGCGGTGAACAAGCTGACCGCGGCCGCGGTCAAGGGGTTCATGGGCTCGTCCGGGGCCGGAATGGGTGGGTCCGGTGTGCAGCGGTGGGCGCCGCTGGTGCTGCGGGCGCTGGCGATGATGGGTCAACCGGCGTCCCTGCTCGGGGTGACGCTGCGGCGGATGAACCAGGAGTCGGGCGGGAACCCGCGCGCCATCAACAACTGGGACATCAACGCCCGCCGTGGCGACCCGTCCCGGGGCTTGATGCAGACGATCATGTCGACGTTCCGGGCCTACCACTACCCGGGCACGTCCTGGAACATCTACGACCCGCTCGCGAACATCCTCGCGTCAATGCGGTACGCCCTGGCCCGGTACGGGTCGCTACAGGCCGCGTACGGCAAGGCCGGCGGATACGCGAAGGGCGGCGTGTTCAAGGCCCGCCCGGGCGGGACGCTCGCCCGGCTCGGCGAAGGCCGGTACGACGAAGCCGTCATCCCCCTCTCGAGGGCCCGCGGCCAATGGTCCGGCGTCGGCGGCAGCAACGTCACGGTCATCGTCCAGGCACCGAACTATGTCGGCGACACCGACGACCTCGTGAAGGCGTTGGACCGCGCCGCACGCGGCGGGCGCCTGGACCGGATCGTGAAGCTGGCCACGGCGTGAGCGGCCCCCTGTTCGTCAAAGTCGACTGGGCGAAAAACGGGAACTACACCGGGGTCCTAGACGACGTCAGCGATTACGTCCGCGGTGGCGTGTCCTGCCAGTTCGGGCGGGACCAGATCACCGCCACCAGCCCCATGACCGCCGGGCGGGGCGGGTTCGCCCTGGACAACCGAGGCCGCCAGTTCTCACGCCTGAACAGCGCCTCGCCGATCTTCGGGCTGGTGAAACCCGCCCGACCGGTGCAGATCACCCGCACCGTCGGCGCGACCACGTACACCCTGTTCGCCGGTCACACCGACGACTCGCCGCTGAACCCGGACCTCGCAGCGAAGACCGTGAGCCTGAACCTGGTGGACACTCTCGCGGACTTCCGGGGCGTCACCATCGCAACCGAGCTGTATCAGGGGATCCGCACCGGTGCCGCGATCGGGCTGGTCCTGGACGCTGTCGGGTGGACCGGCGGCCGGGACCTGGACACCGGGGCGACGCTGATGCCGTGGTGGTGGGAGGACGGCGGCGACGCGTTCACCGCGCTGCAGAAGATCCTCGCCAGCGAGGGCCCACCGGCGCTGCTGACCGTCGACACCAGCGGCGGGATCGTTTTCCGGGACCGGCTGCACCGGTATGTCCGGGCCGCATCGACCACGTCGCAGTCGACGTGGCGGGGCGACGGTCAGGTCGAGCCGGTGATGGGCGGCTACGCGTATAACGACGCCTGGAGCAACATCGTCAACTCGGTGACGGTGAGCGTGGACGAGCGGTCCAGCGCCAGTATCGAAACCATCTGGTCCACAGACGAGATCATCACGTTGGGTCCGTCCGGCGGGACCACGGTCCTGGTCAAGACGTCGGACCCGTTCTTCGGTGCCACCGGCCCGTATTTCACCATCGTCTCTGGGTCCGTGTCGACGATCTCCGTGCTTTCCCGGACATCGGGGCAGTCGACGTCCTTCACGATCACTGCCGGCGGCAGCGGCTGCGTCTTACAGGATGTCCGGCTGCTCGGGTCGCTGGTGACCGTCGCCCGCACCGTCCAGGTGACAGCGACCGACTCGGCGAGCATCACCGACTACGGGCCGCGGGGCCTGCCCAGCGGCGCCGACCCGGTGTGGGCGTCCCGCGCCGACGCCGTCGACCTGGCGAACCTGTATGTAGCACAACGGAAGCAACCGCTTCCGACGCTGCAAGTCAGCTTCACCTGCCAGCACACGCAGACGACGCGGCTGGCCGCGCTCCTGTCGATCGATCTGTCCGACCTGGTCACCGTCATCGAGCCCGAGTCGGGCGTGGATGGCGGCTACTTCGTCGAGTCGATCCAGCACGAGGTGCGGGACGTGACCGAGCACGTCATCACCTTCGGACTGGAGGCGGTCCCCACCGCGCCGACCGGGACGCCTTTCGTCCTGGGCACCAGCACTCTGAACGGGAGCGCGGTCCTTGCCTACTGACGACGTGCGGGCGGTCGTGTTCATGTCGTGGGGCCGGTGGGTGGCATCCTGCCCGCGCCCGGGCTGCACGAACAGCGAGTGTTTCGGCCGCTGCGACGACGGCAGCACGGGCGGGCTGACCCGTAACGGGTTCACCTGCCGCAGCGGCGCCTACGGCGGCTGCGGGCTGCAATGCGCGGCCGTATGGCCGGCCGACGTCGAGGACATCGAGCGGGTGATCCTCGCCCGTCCTGTCCCGGCGACCCGGAACTGGCTGCACGGAGAGACCGTCCTCGACCTGGTCGCGGAGAGCGTGCAGCACGGGCTGATCCCGGACGGCGGGCTCGCTAACGCCTTGATGGCACGGCAGATCGGAGCCTGACCGACATGACCTGGTCGACACCGCCGACGTTCACCTCGGGGAACGTCCTGACCGCGGCACAGCTGAACATCCTGTCCGATGACCTGAAGGAGACGGCCCCCGCGAAGGCGACAGCGGCCGGTCAGCTGTTCGTGTCGACCGCATCGAACACACTGGCTGCGCGGACCCCGACGTACGCGGAGGTGCTGACGCAGGAGTCGACGACCGCGACGTCACCGACCGACCTGACCACTCCCGGCCCGTCGGTGACGGTGACGACCGGGACGACGGCGCTGGTCATCTACTCGACGTTCATGAACAACAACCCGGCCGGGGCGACGCAGTGCGCACCGGAGGTGTCGGGGGCGACGACCATCGCCGCCGACGTCCACTGGGCGCTGATCGGGAACAACCAGACCGCGAACACGCAGATGCAGGACGCCCAGTTCTGGTGGCCGACCCTGACCGCGGGGAGCAACACGTTCAAGCTGAAATACTGGACGTCCAACAACACAGGGTTGTACCGGGATCGCCGGATCCTGGTCATCCCCTTCTGAGATGAACCGCCGCGCGTTCCTCACTGCGGCAACGGTTCTCGCGTCGATCGGGATCCCGCCGGGGGAGAGGATGGTGCCGATGTCCACCAGCCCTGTCCTGTTCGTCGTCGCGCACCCGGACGACGAGACGCTCGGGATGGCCGTCCCGCTGGTCGAGCACCTGGCGGGCCAGGACGTGCACGTGCTGCTGCTTACCGACGGGGAAGGCACCAGCGCCCGCGACGTCCTGAACGGGGTCGGGGTCAGCTCGTGGTGGGCAGTGCAGCACGTCCCGGCGCTCGAGGGGTACGCCACGCTGGACCCTGCCGCCATCGTGACCGCCCGGGCCGCCGAGCACGCCACCGCACTGGCGTCGATGGCCGCGGGCCAGTCCGGGACGCTGACGCATCATGAGGCGCACCTGCCCGACGGTGGCGTCACCAAAACCTCGGCGTACGCGGCGATCCTGGCGGTCTGCGATCTGGTCGCGCCGGGCCAGCCGGTCCGCATCAAGGGCCACTCGCCGGTCGTCGACAACCACCCCGACCACGTGGCCTGTGGGCAAGCGCTCGCGCAGCTGTCCGCGGACGACCCGACCCGGTTCAGCGACCGCAGGCACTACGTGCTACCCGCCTACTGGTCGGATCCGCGCCTGTCGCAGGTCACCCATTCGTGGGACCTGCCGGGCACCCCGGACGTCGCCAACCGCGCGGTGAACGCCTGCCGGGCCTACGGTGCGTGGGCGCCGCCCGGGCGGCTGGCGGTCGGCTGGCACTCGATCTGGGTGAGCTTCGCGACACTGATGAGCACGCCGAAAGCGTTGCAACACCTGTGATCCGCCGGGAGGACTGACGAAATGACCTGGGTACTCACCAAGGGACTGGCCACCGTCCGGGACGAGTTCAATGCCGTGTTCCCGCACCGGGACAAGGCGTCCGACGGTGCCATCGGGAACACCGCACACCAGGCCGAGAGGTCCGGGCACAACCCCGACATCACCGGGAACTCCGAGTACCGAGACGGCGACAGCAAGGACGAGGTCCGCGCCATCGACATCGACGCCGATCTACGGTCCACGGTCACCATGGAGCAGGTCGTCCAGTACCTGATCCGGCAGGCCAGGCGCGGCGTCTACATCCCGTTCAGGTATGTGATCTACAACCGCCGGATCTGGTCGCGCCGGGACGGCTGGGCCCAGCACGCCTACGACGGCGACCCACACACGAGCCACGTGCACCTGTCCGGCGACTACACCCAGACGGCCGACGAATGGACCGGGACCCTCGGCCTGGCCAAGCTTCTACAGGAGGACGACATGCCACTGACCGACGCTGACGCCAAGCTGATCGGCGCCCACCACGAGACGTTCGGATCCGATATCGGCGAGCAGTCGTACAACACGATCTGGGCGCTGGGCTACCTGAACGCGAAGCGGGCCAACGATGGTGTGGCCGCGCTCGCCGCCGAGGTTGAGACCATCAAGGCCGCCGTCACCGCGCCGGCCACCCAGCCGCCCGGGGCTGGCCCCACCGCGGCCGAGGTCGCAGCCGAACTGATCCGCCAGCTGAAGCCCTGACGTGGCGCCCGACCCGGCCGGGGACAGCGTCACCCTCGGCGAGGTCTACCGCGGCTTGGTCGAGGTGAAGGACGCGACCCGGGAGAACACGCGGGAGATGTCGAGGCTGGGTGCTGCGGTCGAGGTGGGCCGGGATAAGACGGGCCGTCTGGAGATGATCGTGTACGGGACTGGGGCGATGGCCAGCGCGGCGCTGATCACCGCTGTCCTGTCGCTGATTCAGCAGCGTTGACCGGGAGGAGATGTGCTGTGGGTCCTGGACTGTTGGACAGGCTGCCGACGTGGGCGCGTGACCTGCTGCTGATGCTGGTCGTCCAGCTCGCCGCGTGGGCCGGTACCGACCTGGTGCCGATGCTGCGGGAGCGGGGGCCGGCCGCGAACATCGCGGCGGCGGTGCTGGTGCTGGTGATCAACGCGGTGACGCCGTTGAGCCGTTCGTACAACCTGGGTGGTGCGACGATGCGTGACCAGGCGGTCAGGAAGGTGGGCACGTGAACGACGACAGGCCATGCCAGCTCGCCGCGTACGTCGCCTGAGCTTTCGTGAACTGGTCCCCGTAGTTCGACGACAGCTGCCGGATCAGCTCGGCGCGGGACATGCCCTGCATGTCCAGGTACGACTTCCCGGCGCGGACGGCCTGCCGGTTCCAGTTCACGGTCAGGTGGTCGACAGCCCATGTGGCGTCGGCAACCGAGTACGCGTCGCCGTAGCTGGACGACAATTGCTTGATCAGGCCGCGCCGGCTGAATCCCTGCATGTCGATGTAGGACTGCGCCGAGCGTAGGGCGTTCTCCTGGGACGTCGTCCCCTGCTCGACCGCCGTCGTCGTCTCAGCCGGCGCGACTGCCGCCTCGGTCTGGGCTGCCGCCACTGGCTCCGTGCTGGAGATCGTGCTGGACGTCGTGCTGCTGACGGTGGTGTTGGAGCCGGGCCCGCCGATGGCCGCGCCGACCGCGCCGATCACCACCAGACCGCCAACCACGGCCAGGAGCACATTCCGGCCCGTGTGGCTCTTCCGTGGCTGCGGGCCGGGCTGCTGGGGCGGCTGGTCCAGCCATACCGAGTGGCCCTGCTGGTCGACGGTGTACGGCCTGCCTGATGCCGGGTCGACGAACCTCGGCCCAGGTTGCTCTGTGGTGCTCATGATCCCCTCCCGGGAACTGTCGTGGCGAACGGTTACGGTACGCGCCGCTGCGGCGGCTCGGTCTGGTTCTCGGCGATCTCGGCGGCCTCGCTGTAGCCGCGGCGGTGCGCTCGGCGCAGCCACGACGCGATGGTGGCGACCGTGGACGGCTCCCAGTAGTCGGCCAGCCAGCCGGTCAGCTGGTGGTCATAGTCGCCGAGGTCGAGCCCGTCGAGCGCCTGCCCGAGCATGGCCCGGGCCTGCTCCTGGTTGGCCTGCGGTGGCTCGTTGAGTGGTCCGGTGGGTATGTTCTCGTGCACGGCTGGCACCTCCTGAGGGTGTCGGTCGAGGCCCCCAGGTAGCCCTTGCCGGCGACCTGGGGGCCGCTATTGCTTTGTCAGGGATCGATGGTGATGGTGCGGCCGTCGAGGGCGGCGTCGATGATCCGGCGGAGCATCTCCGCGCGGGTGATGTGTGCGAGCCGGGCGGCGGCGTCGATCCGGGCGAGTCTGTCTGGGGTGAGGGAGACCGTGACCCGGCCGCCCACGGTGGGGCGGCCGGGACGGCGCTTGGTCTCGGCCATCAGGCGTTGTGGACGACCGTCAGCGGGTAGACCGCGCCGTCGGCGTAGAGCTGCCCGTCGGAGCAGTGCCAGTCGGTGTAGTCGGGGAGGTTGGACAGGCAGTCGATCGCGGTCTCGCTGAGTGCAACGGTCAGAACCTGCGCCTCGGAGTCGCCCCACACCTCGGCCGCTCCGCCGGCAGGGAAGCCGGCGGCGGAGATGGCCTCGCAGATGAGGTCGAGCTCTGCGCGGGTCAGGTCGACGGTGTAACGGGTCATGGCGTCCTCCCGGACTCGTTTTCCGATGTCGATAACTAGACTCTACACCGGGTAAACGATGTCGTCAACACTGTCAGGACACCCTGAGTTCGGCGGCCTCGAGGACCGCTGTGCGGATCGTGGTCCGGGCCACCCTCGAGTACAGCGCCGTCGTGGACGGCGACGCGTGGCCCATCGCCTCACCGGTCGCGCGGAGGTCCAGCGAGACGGCGTACAGCGCTGTGCCGAAGCTGTGGCGCAGCTGGTGCGCGGTCCCGTCGATGCCGCAGTCGCGCAGGTGTGCGTTGATCAGCTGGGAGATCCGCCACGGCCGGTTGTGGTCGCGCCGGCCATCCCCCCGCGGGACGACCGGCCCCGACCTGCCAGGTAGCACCCGCAGCAGATCCTCGAGGCGGGGCGCGATGTCCACGACGCGCTCGTGGGCGCCTTTGCCGGCGACGACCCGAAGGTGCGCGTCGGGGCCGAGGGTGACCTCTTCCCACCCGAGGGACGCGACCTCGCAGCAGCGGAGCCCGGCGTACCGCTCGAGGCCGATGCACGCGCCGACCGTGGGCCCGGCCTGCTCGAGGGCGCGCTCGACGTCGACGTCCGGTAGTGGTCGGGGTAGTCGGCGCGGCGCGCGGGGGACCTCGAGGCCTTGGGCGGGGTCGTGCTCGAGCAGGTGCCGGCGCACCGCCCACAAGTAGTAGGACCTGACGCCGCAGACGTACCCGCGCACGGTGGACGGGCCGAGGCGGCGGCCGATGTCGGTGCGCCAGGCGTCGAGGTCCGCCTCGAGCAGGCCGAGCAGGGGGCGCCCGGAGTGGCGGGCGAGGTCGCGGGTTGCGGTTCGGTAGCTGAGGACGGTGTTGGGTCGGGCGCCTCGGTCGCGGATCCAGGTGAGGTGTTCCCCGATGGTCGGTTCGTCTGTGTGTGTGTTCATGCCGTGACAGGTTGTCAACATTCGGGCGTGTCCGGCCGGCGCTTGATCATCAATGGTCCGAATGGCCGAGGTGTCGTTGGTGGACATCGGTTCAGGCGGCCATCGGGACGGGCTGGAACAGGCCGCGCCGGAACGGGTGTGGACGGTATGGCTTGTTGACAGGACCCCACATCAGCCAGTCCCGGTCGACGCCGAGCGCGAGGCTGATCCGGGCGACCTTCTGATCGATACCTCGGGCCTGGCGTCCGTCCTCCATGGACTGCCATTCCCCGAAGGTGAGCCCCGTGCGCTCAGCGGCCTGGCGTTGGGTCAGGCCGAGCTGGCGGCGCACGAGGACGAGCCGGGTCGCGAGGTTGTCCTCAGGGACCCATCCATGGGCGGGCTGCGTCGTCATGCGTCCAAGTTGACATATATCTGTCCAAGTTGTCAACCATCTTGACGTGAGCTGCGATTCATTCAGCGACACGCCGCACACGTCTTGACACTAAGAATCGGTCAGGGACAGACTTCTCGCCATGCGACAGACAGTCCTCTCCCAGCTGGTCGAGACGAAACTCGGCCGCAGCCTTGAGGAGCAGCTGGTCGAGGCCCGCGCAGCGGGAGCCGACTGGCGCTCCATCGCCAACGCCATCACCGCTCTCACCGGGGTGTCCGTCTCCCACGAATCCGTCCGCGCCTGGATGGAGTCGAGCCAGCCAGAACACGCCACTACTGCGGGCGCGGCATGACCTCGGCAGTCCTGGCCGGGCGTGGCAAGACGGGGCAAGGCGGGTCGGGTCCGGGCGTGGCTGGCACGGCGTGGCTGTGCACGGCTGTGCATGACAAGGCGGGGCCGGCGTGGCGCGTCAGGGTCAGGCATGGCTCGGCTAGGCCGGGCACGGCAGGCTCGGCCGGGTACGGCCCGGCTTGGCAAGGCGGGGCTTGGCACGGCTGGCCCGGTGTGGCTTGGTGCGGTCAGGCTGGGCTAGGCACGGCGTGGCTGGGCTGGCGCGGCTTGGTTGGGCTAGGCGTGTCCCTGCGTGTTGTGGCGTGGCTGGCCCGGTTCGGCCTGGTGCGGCAGGGCACGGCGCGGCGTGTCCGGGCGTGGCTGGCGCGGTGCGGCGGGCCGGGTCCAGGCGAGGCAACGCGAGTCCTGGCATGGCAGGCATGGCGCGGTCTGGCCAGTCGGATCATGGTGAGCCCAGGCAAGTCGGGGCAAGGCTCGGCAGGCATGGCACGGCGCGTCGCGGCGCGGCTAGGCGGGTCGTGGCACGGCTGGGCTGGGCCCGGCTGGCGCGGAAGTAACCACCACAACGACGCAACCCCCGGACGCACCCGGGGGCCGGTCGACAACACCCAAAGTCAGGAAGGACCACCCCGATGACCGAAGCACCGGCCATCCACATCCAGAGGATCGCAGCCGAAACGCTGCTCATCCCGATCACGGGCACCGCGCCTCTCATCGTCCACAACTGGGACGAGAAAGCCAAGCGCCAGATGCTCGACGCGCAGCAGGGCCGGAAGACCCCGAAGCAGATCCGTGACCCCGAAGCCGACTATCAGGCGTCGCTGTACCGGGCCGAAGCCGGGGGGTACGGGTTCCCCACCCTCGCGTTCAAGGCCGCGACCGTCGGCGCTGCCCGGTTCTTCGGGAAGTCCGTCCGGATGACCGAGCTGCGGCAGTTCCTGTTCATGACCGGCGAGCCGTCGGCGGACAAGGTCCAGATCCTCACGGCCATCACCGGCGAGCCACGGATGCGGCAGGACATGGTCCGCGTCGGCATGGGCACAGACCTTCGCTTCCGGGGCGAGTTCACCGACTGGACCGCCGTCCTCACCGTCACCTACGTCACGACCGCGCTGTCCCGCGAATCCGTGCTCTCCCTCATCGACGCCGGTGGCCTGGGTGTCGGCGTAGGGGAATGGCGGCCCGAGAAGCGCGGCCAGAACGGCACCTACACCATCGACCCCGACCGTGAAGTTGAGGTGCGCAAGTGAACCTCCGCGACCATCTGCAGCTGATCTACGACGCGAACAAGACGCTCACACCACAGCTGGTGGTCGACGTCGCGGCTGATCCGACGCACCCGCTGCACTCCCGGTTCGAGTGGGACGACTCGGTCGCTGGGCCGAAGTTCAGGCAGGTCCAGGCCGCTGAACTGATCCGGTCGGTCAAGGTCCGGTACAGCGTCGGAACCGAGGATGAGCGGGACGTGCGGGCGTTCCACGTCCTGCCGCGCGGCGATGCGACGAACAGCTACGTGCCGATCGAGGAGATCGCTGCGGATGAGCTGGGTCGGAAGGTGCTGCTGCAGCAGGCCGAGCGTGAGTGGAAGGCGATGCGCCGCCGCTACGCGCACCTGGACGAGTTCATCGCGCTGGTGCGCGGCGACGTCACTCAGGAAGGTGCGGCATGACATCCGATGCGGAGCGTGCCACGCAGGCCGCCCGCGACGGAGCCCGCGACCACGCCACCGGCCGGACCGTCCTCCAAGCCCTCAACAGCCCCCCCGCCGTCGCCCTGCCCGACGGGTGGGAGACCGTCCACACCGCCGCCCGGACCTTCCACAAGCACCCCGCCGCCGGCCAACTCCCGGCCGTCTACGCCGACCACCGCGGTATCGAACTCGGCGTCTGCGGAGAGCTTGAGCCCGGCGACGCCATGACCCTCGCCCTCCGGCTCACCGAAGCCGCGATCATCTGCATCCGCTCCCGTCAGGCCGCGACGTGACCCGGGCCGAGCGGACACCGCTCCCACCCATCACCCGCACCCGGCCAGCACGCGACTACCGGCAGGCGGCGTTCTGGGCCGAGCAGGACTATGCCCGCGCTGCCGGCTTCCGGCGCGTCAGCCGCTACCACGCGGCCGGTGGCGGGATCGGCGGTGCCCGGTGACCCCCCGGCACGCGAGTCCCGAGCGGCAGCCCGCGCCGTGGCCCGTCCAGGCCCTCGGCCTGCTCGCCGCCAGCGTCGTCGGCACCGCGACCGCGCTCATCGGCGCACTCAGCATCGGGATGGTGATGTCCCCATGAACCGGATCGTGAACGCAATCGACCGGCGCGCGGACGGAGTCATCGGCCGGGCCATCGCCGGAACCCGCTGCCACCACTGCCGCCGCCCCATCCGCACCAGCCGCTATCAGGTCGTGATCCACCCGCTGTGGGGGCCGATCACCCTGCACCGCAGGTGCGTCCACCCCGTCCGCCGCACCCGCCGCGCGGATGTCCTGCTGTACGGGGGGCTCCTGTTCGCCACCGGCGGCCTGTTCGCCGCGCTGATCATCATGCAGGTCCCGGCATGACCGCCGTGACCCTGCGTCGGCACCGGGCCGCGCTCGCCGTCCTCGCCGCCGCGCTGATCTTCCTGGTCACTGACGGCGGGGGCTGCGACCTCGAACACCTGCTGCCGCCACCCAAGGACGCCGCGACCGTCCAGTCCCCGTAGCTGGCTCCCGGCGCCCGGCCGGACCTCCACAAGCCCCGGGCGCCGGGACCGACCACATCGTGCACGACCGGAAGGGGAAGCCGTGAACGACCACCCGTGCCAGCACTGCGGCTCCTACAGCCACCCCACCAACGACTGCCCGCACCGCAAGCCCTGACAGGAGAACTCACCCGATGGACTCGATCGAGCTCGGCGAGAAGTACCGCGACAGCATCACCGGATTTGAGGGCACCGCAACAGGTCTGACCGTCTACCTGTACGGCTGCCGTCGCGTGATGCTCGAAGGCGGCAAGGACGGCGAGCCCAAGACGGAATGGTTCGACGAGCAGAGGCTCGTTCGGGTCACCACCGATCAGCCTGTCGAATCCGCCGCGACCACCGGCGGTCCCGGGCGCGTGGCTCCCAGCCGCGACCCGCGCCGCTGAACCAAACCCAGACGACAGACGGCTCCCCGCACCACCCCACAACGCAAGGCGCGGGAAGCCATCCCGAAAGGAAGCATCCCATGGACCACCGGCAGGCCACCATCTACGCCATCAGGGCCGTCCTCAACCGGCTCGCCGACGACCCCGACATCCCGATGCCGTACAGCGTCGAAGCCATCGGCCACGGCAAACCCACCTTCCGCTGGCTGCCGTCCGGGACAGGCAAGCAGGAAACCGCTGAGGCAGCGCGGATCCGCCGAGCGCTCGGCGGCAAGTGGGACAAGCACGTCGGCGACCAGCTACTGAAACTCCACAGCGAGGACGACCACGCCCACTACGAGATCGTCATCTGGCGCACCGCCGCCTGCACCCGCGTCGTCACCGGCACCAAGACGGTCACCGAGACCGTCCCCGACCCGGACGCGCTGGCCGCCGTCCCCATGGTCGAGATCACCCGGCAGGTCGAAGAGTTCCGCTGGGACTGCGCACCGATCCTCGCCACCGAGCACGCCGTGGCGGTGACCAAGTGACCGCCCCGACCCTCGCCCCCCGCGGCGACCTACGGACCCTCGACGACATCCTGCACGAGATCCGCGGGCCCATCGCCCTCGCACTCGCCATGAACCGCCCCGACCACGTCGCGCTCGTCTTCCACACGCACGCAGCCGAAATCGAAGCCGCGTACATCCACGAACACGACCTCTACCCCTGGCGCGACGGGCCCATCACCCCCACCGAACCGGCCGGACTGTCCCTGGTCGAGATCTCCGAACGGGCCGAACCCGCCGAACGCGCCGAACCGGTCGCCGTGTTCTCCGAGGACGCCCTCGACGCAGCCATCTACGGCGACCCCGACACGACACCCATCCCCATCCGACACGAGGCAGAGGTCGCCTGATGCCCACCACCGTCACCACCCAGACCGAACTCGACGCCGCACTCACAGCCAGGACGTCCGAGATCTGGATCGAGTCCGAGGCCGGCGTCTGGCTCACCATCAACGATTCGGACAGCAGCCGCGTCGAGGCCTGGGACAGCAGCAGCGTCGAGGCTCGGGGCAGCAGCCGCGTCGAGGCCCGGGACAGCAGCCGCGTCGAGGCCCGGGACAGCAGCAGCGTCGTGGCCCGGGGCAGCAGCCGCGTCGTGGCCCGGGGCAGCAGCCGCGTCGAGGCCTGGGACAGCAGCCGCGTCGTGGCCTGGGACAGCAGCAGCGTCGTGGCCTGGG